TGCCCCATAAGCCTTTGGAGTTTTATCCGGACACTATCGTGATCGACCAGCGAGAAATTGGCCTTCGTATTTATGATGCTAGTCTTTGGATCAAGCCGTATTGCCGCAGAAATTCATGGCATTCAAAAGATCCCTGGTGGGTCCGGGGTATCACTCTGCATCTGAATCCGTTTGAATGGCGGCATATCAAAACTGAGGTCCGGCGCCCTGATGGAGTCTTCGTACTGACTGGAGAGTCCAGTAAGCTCGGTGTTGAGAGTGTCCCAGATGGCCGGGAAGTCAAGGAGTTTCCATACCGCTACCAGTTGAAGAGTGGAGAAGTTCAGCATAGGACTGCCACTGTATTCATCGAGAGGATGGAGTGGCGTCCGCGCATCATGCGGTGGCAGTCGCTTATCCGAAAGGTCAGAACGTCTATTGACGTTCGATTCAGTGATGAGGTTGGAGAACGATCTGGTGAGTGGAAAGGCGGCTGTACGGGTTGCGGTTACGAACTTTTACCCGGTGAGAATATGGAGCAGTGCTTGCGCCGCATGGAATGCGAGCGCATATTTGACTAGTAGTATAGTAATGCTGTGAACCAGCAAGGCTTCGGCCGCCCCTACCTGGACCGCGCCTACCTTTGCCCTGAACCCTTCACCCTCTCTCGCGGACGCGACGAGTGGCAACCCTGCAACCCGCAGGAGCTGCACAGTTGGACACAGCAGATGTTGTCCGACTCGCGTTCTTTCCTGCGCCTGCAGCCGGCCTACAAGTACATCGCGGACGGCATGGACATCGTCAACGGAGACTTCCTGGTGACCGGTGTGCAATCGCTGTCGAACGTCCGCACCGAGTCTACCGTGCGCACCACGCGCGAGATCGTAGCCGCGCAGACCAACCTGCGCATCATCCCGTCGTTCAAGAGCGAGGCCGAGATCTACCGCCAGCAGACCGTAATTCTGAACAAGGGTTTCATGGCTTGGCAGACCATGACCTTTGCCGACCGGCAGGTGCGCGGCGCCTGGCAGTACGCCTGCACGGGTGGCACGGGCTATCTGGGCCCGCGGTACGACCCGAATTATTACTACCGCGGCAAGGGCGACCAGGTCTGGGACGTCTACGGGCCGCTCGACGTGCTGCCGTTAGGGTTGGCGCCGTCGCAGCAGATCCAGAGCGCCTACGCGGTCGCGCTCCGCAAGAAAATGCCGATCCATCAGATGTGGCGCATGTTCCCGCTGCAGCGGCACAACATCAAGCCGTCGCGGGTGACCACGTTGGGCAAAGGCATGGTGATAGCGCAGGCGGTCAAGATGGCTTCGGCGGTTGTTCGGCGCTTCTCGCAGGGTGTGCGCCAGCCTGAAGAGGCGCTGACTTGGGACAACCTCGATGCTTATTACATCTACGTGGATGACGACAGCGTCAATGAAACCGGCGCGCCGCTACGCATCTGCGGGCCAGACGGGATCTGGGGCACCTCCTGGTCCTATGAGGTGCCGTTCGTAGGTCAGGAGATCGCGACGGGGCGGGTCCTGAACGGGGGCCGCCCCGAAGTCCGCAAGGCCAACCGCGAAGACTGCGCCATCTACCCGAACAAACGGCTGATCATCGCTACCGACACCTGCGTTGTTAACCCTGCTCCGGAGCATCAGTCTTCGTACCGCTGGGACGCGCGTATTCCGATCGTCCAGTTTCGTTGCGACGACTGGGCCTGGAACTTCCTGGGTTTCCCGGCCACGCGCTACGGACAGTCGATCGAGAAGCTGTGCATAGAGCTGTGGCGGGGTATTGGCGACCAGATGAACCTGCGGCTGAATCCTTCGGCCTTCTACGACCGCGGCAGCGTAGCGCAATCGACCCTGCAGACCACCAATCCACGCATCCCAGGCCTGCGTGTGGGTCTGGATATGGCGCTGAACCAGGCCAACGCGCAGTTCGTTCCGATGCTGCCGCATCAGTGGTATCAGACCGATTCGATCATTGTGGAAGCGGCCGCCAAGATCCTGCCGGCGATCCTCAAGGAACAGATGGGGGTGGCGGATGTGACCGCCATGGCGCGTGCTCGACAATTGCCATCCGGAGACTCGACCGAGAAGCTGCTCGAGGCCATGGGTCCGCTGATCAAGGATCAGAGCCGTAACATGGAGGCCTCCATCCGGCTGCTGGGGGAGATGTGGAAGTCAGACTGGTTCCAGTTCGCCACTGCCTCGCGGCGCCTGCAGATGCTGGGACCGGATGGGCTGAGCGAAGAGGACTTCGATTTCGAACCTGGCACGCTCATCCCGCTTACCCGCGATCCGCAGAGGGGCAATGAGCCTATGCCGATGACCCAAGGTCCGGATGGAACGTGGAACTACGATACGGCTTCCGGCATCATGATGCCTTCGATGGCGACTCCGCAGTTTGAGCGGGCCAGGTGGCACAAGGCGAACTTCAGCTTTTCGGTCACGCCGTACTCTCTGCACGAGTTCAACAGCACTACTCGCAAGCTGTTCATGATGCAGTTGATGAAACTGGGTTTCCCGTTGTCCTGGTGGACGCTGGCCGAGATGTTTGACATCAAGAATTTCGGCCCGTGCATGATTCCCGATCGCGAGAACCCGGATTACGAGAAAGCTACGCAGGAAGGCAAGGCGCCGCCGATGCGCGAGGCGCGGAACGAGATCGAGCGCTGGACGCAGCAGCTCGAGATTCAGTCCAGAGTGGCGCAGGCTGCGCAGAGCGGATCGGGTGTTGCCGGCGCGGCTGGCGGGAAAGCTGGCAGAGGACGTCCGGAGACGTTCCAGACCGCGCCGGTCATGGAGATGAAGGGCCGTGGCGGCGCGGGCACCGAGGCGGTCGTCCGCACCTCCAAGCACGCGCAGTAGGAGGGTTTATGGACAAAGTGCATCAGGTCATGCGGGAGTACAAGCACGGCAAGTTGCGCAGCGGTTCGAAACGCGGCCCGAAGGTCAAGAGCCGCAAACAGGCGATAGCCATTGCACTAGCTGAGAAGCGCCGGCATGGCGGACGGACGAAATCCCGTTAGCCCGCTGCTCAACGGCGCATCGCTATCGTCGCTGGCTGGTGCGGTAGTGGATTCATCGCAGCAGACTTCGGTGCGTCTGCCAGCCAATTCGATGGCTGAGGTGCTCGAAACCATCCACCGCTTGGGGCATACGGGGCAATTGCAGGTGAATTTCCACAAGGGCAGGGCGCTGGACCTGAAGTTCGTGCAGACCCGCGGAACGCGACCCGCAGACGTCTGAACGGACCATTTCTTTCAACAATTGTCCCTGCAGAATCAACAATTTCATCCGTTTTCCACAGTGGTAAAACAGCCACACGTTTGTCCCCAATTTCACGTGAAACCTTGACAACCAGGAACGCTGTGCCCTAAACTGCTGCTGAGAACGCTAGGCTGGTCGCGTTCCCAGAGGCACAACAGCAAGTCTTACCTGAGAGGCTTGCCGCTGAAAGCTTAAGGCCCGTCCGTTATCCGAGTTAGGCGCTCAAGCCCGGGTAACGCGCGGGCCTTTTGTTTTTGGCAATGTTTCTGGCTACTCCCAGTTCTGGCATCGCTGAGTACCGATAGGCCAAGGCCAGTCGGGGAAGGGAGAAGGCACATGTTTGAACTGCCTCGCACGGACAAGGCGGAACGCCGCCGCGGCCGTCACAAAAAGCGCTAACGAATCCGGACTCTCGCCGGGTGGAAAGGAGCAACTGTCATGGCTCGCCGTGGCAAATCCAGACCCCATCGGCGCAAGCGGGTTCGCATGTAACACTCTCTTGCGGCGTTAGGGGTTTGTCCGCAGGAACCGGGGCCGGCATGATTCGCGGGTTTCGTGCCCGGCCCCCTGACCATAACTGCTGGCTCACACGAGCCTGCTTAACCTTTCGTGGAACCGTCCGTTAGATGTCGCCATCGTCGCTGAGATCGCCAGGAGGTGCTTCGCCATCTATGATGGCCGGCACTGCTGGCCCGCCGCCTCCCATGGGAGGTGCCGAAGATACCTCCGCTGGACGTATCCCGGGTGCGGGGCTGGATCAGGCAGCGCAGCAGCAAGCTTCTGCGCGCGCCCAGATGAAAGCTGACGGCGATGCATTGTCTGCGATGGAAGCCCAGTTAATGGAGATGGCAGGCCGCTATCCCATGGGATCCAAGTCTTTCCAGCAGGCAGGTGAGGGTATACGGGGGGCACGGAGAGCGATCGGAGATTCGGGGGCAGAACCACCGCGGCCAAACACGTTCGCGTGAGCCCGGTGCAACGTCTACCTCCCGGTCAAGGAGTAATAGGTGCCGGTAGATAAAGCTGTATTGGAACAGTGCATTGTAGAGCAGGCTGACGGCGATGCTGAATACGCTGACTTCCTGCGCAAACGCTATGCGGGGAATGATGCCTTGGCTGTAAAGTTCGTCGCCGGGTACATGCGCACCGCTGACTACACCCAGAAGTCTCAAGCCCTGGCTGCCGACCGCAAGAAGTGGGAGTCCGACTCGGCAGGGCTGACGCAGCAACTCGAGACCGCCCGTCAGGCGCTCGACTCAGTCAACACCGAGAAGGACAAAATTCTGAAGGAGCTGGCCGGCCATCGCATCACCACGGCCAAGGCGCGCGAGCTGATGCGCATGCTGCAGGAAAAGTATGAGGTCAGCGAAGCGGACCTCCCCGGGATGACGGATCTGATCGAGACCGCCAAGACCGGCAGGCCGGTCGATTCCACTCCAGATGTGGAGACCCGCCTCACGGCCATGATTGGCGACCTCGAGAAGCGCCTCAAGGGCCAGTTCGTGGACACGCTCAAGACCGAACTGGGCGCCATGACGGACCTGGACATCATCTGGCCGGAACTGGCCTACGAGCACGAGCAGCTCATGGGCAAGCCCATCACCGCGCAGGAGCGCCGCGAGATCCTGGACGGTGCGCGCAAGGGTGAAGGTTCGATCCGCGGTGTCTGGGAGAAGAAGTTCAACATCGACGGCGATAACGGGTTGCGCATGCAGAAGCGCGACGAGCGGATCATTGCCGAAAACCGCACCAAGTGGGAAGCCGAGCAGGCCGACAAGATTTCGAAAAAAGCCCTCGAGGTCGTCACGCCGATGCCTGGCGAAGTGGCCGGCGGCGCGGGCGTTTCGCTGGCATTCCGCGACCGGGAAGGCAAGGCGCAAAACCTGCAGGGGCGCGACTTTTATCATCCACCGGGCAATTCTCAATTCCAGGGTGAGGCTGGCAAGGACGGTGCTACCACCCTGTCAGTAATGCCCGGGCAGCATGCGCGGGTGAATGCCAGCCGCGGTCCGACCGGTGCGCAGCGCGCGGCGCAGAAGTTCTTGGAACGGGGCATGAGCAAATCGGCTTAACCCTGAAAGGAGATTTTAAATGGCAGATCCATTATTGGACACGATCAACGAACTCACGCTGCCGGAAGTGAACCAGGACGCGATTGAAGACGAGTTCTTCCTCTCGTCCGTCTTCCAGGCGCACCTGCGTTCGAAATGCCTCATCCCTTTTGAGGGGGGGGCGTTCATGCGCAACCTGCAGTTGTACGCTCCGCTGATCGGCGGTGCGTATGCCAAAGGCATCGGCGGGTTTAACCTGACCAAGCCGCTGACGATTTCGAGCAACGTCTTCGATCCACGGTATTACGTGGTCATGATCATCGAGTACCTCGAGGACATCTCGGTGCTCAACACCGGAGATCTGGCGGTGTTCTCGCTGCTCGAGACCGACATGGCCAACTCGTACCTGACCATGTCGACCATCATGGCGCTGGATCTGCAGCAGAATGGCCAAGTCGCCCCCCGCACCATCAATATGAACGGGTGGACGGAGTTCTTTAACAACGGGGTGGACAAGAGCTACGACGGCAATGCCTACACGACCTACGGCACGGCCGCGCGCAACGGTGCCATCGGCCAAGCCCTGAACGGGAACCTGTACTGGCTCGGAGCGGCCTCGGGCGCCGCGGGCACGGTGCAGTACGCGCAGGTGAATGCATCCTATATCACCTCGAAGCGTGGCACTGACGAGCCCGACTTGTATTGCATGAACAAGCCCTTCAACAACTTTGTGGAGAACCGCATCCAGCAGCAGCAGCGCTTCGATCAGTCGGGCGCCGCCGTGCGCGATCCGTTCTTCGGCGCCATGGGCTTCCGGTTCAAGAATGCCATCGTGATGGTGGATGACTACTTCCCGTCATCCTTCCCCCAATATGGCAAAACCAATAACCCTGGCGGGTCGAACCTGACTGCCACGTTCCTGTCGGCGGCGACCACGCTATCCAACTTCCCAACAGCCAAGAACCTGACGGTGGGCGAAGTCGGCATCATGGTGAACCTGTCCCGCGTGGCTTTCCGGCTCTCGGCTTCCAGCGAATTCGGGTTCATGCCGACTGACTTCATCCGCGCTCCCGACAACACCCGCGTGGCTTCACAGCTCAAGGCCGCGGTGAACGTCGAAGATGTGGCTCCCTGGTCGGGTGTGCAGATGTTCGGGGTTACCAGTTAAGGAGGAGAAACTACCATGGCAACCATCCAAGGCAGCGATCAGTCTCCGATCGTCACGCAGCGTTACCTCAACACGGCTTCCTATGCCGGCGATCCCACGCCAGGCAGTCCCGTTTCTACCGCCCAGGTTTCCGGGTCCATCGTGCAGCCCTATCAGGGCCAGTTGGGCGGCATCCTAACACTGGGCGAAGCTGGCGCGGCCTACTACTCCGATCTGGTGAACG